AACTACAGCAGTATGTTCCTCTTTACGAGATGACAAAGTAGTTGTCCACCATTGTCTTGTCTGCTCTCTAGCACTAGGTTGTATTGTTGTACCATGGTCCTCAATGTCATCAGCAATAATTAAGTCACAGTCACGAGAAAGTATCTTACCACCCTTACCTACAGCTACCATAGTAGGTGATTTAATACCTGTAACTGTTCTAGTACCTATAGTAAATTGTCCTGATGACCAAGATTTACCTGACCTAACTTTAGGTTGGAACTTAACTCCTGGTCCATTTATTTCTTCGTTTAATTGTTCGTTGTTTTCTAAGTGGTCAAGCACAGCACCTACTGCATTCTTAGCAATATCTTCATTACCACCTACCCACATAATTCTTATGTTTGGGTTTTTACATATCTGCCATACAGCAAAGTGTGTTAATAAATCTGTTTTACCATGTCTAGGAGGACTTAGTATCATTTGTTGTTTACCATTGTCTATAGCATCAACAATGTTGTTTATCCAATTTTCATGGAACTCTGCTGTTTCGTATAAGTCACCAGTTTCAGTTTTAAAATACCTATCTCTAAAATCTTTAAAATCTTTTAATGATTCAACTGTATCTTCTGATATAGCCCAGTTGTCTTGTGCTTCAAGTATTGCTTTATCTTCTTTAAAAGCAGCATACATTTCAGTAACAGTAACTCTTCCTATATCCATTAAGTCAGCAACTTGTTGATGTGTAAAAACTTTATCTTCTATTTTTTGTGCATACAAAGTAACAAAATCTTTATAGTGTTGTCCTCTATTAGTACTAGATTTACCTGAAGGTACTGGAGTTTTCTTTTTTTTGTTTTTTGCGTAGTGATACCTAGATTTACATTTAGGAGTACAGAAAGGACTTCTTTCTCTTCTTTGCCTCCTACAAGATTCACCAACTATTTCGTTGACTTTACACCTAGGTCTAGGCATAATTATTTTCTTTATCTTTTAGCTTTATTTTTTTTACTATTAGGAAAACCTTTTTGCATTTCCCTGTAGTTTTTAGCACTTATAGTAGATTTCTTTTTAGACCTACTTGTACCAGCTTTTTTTCTTTTATTTATGTTTTTATATAAACTCATAGTTTCTCCTTACCAAGCCCTACACGACCAATATCGTGCAGTTGTTTTATCCTTAGCTGTACTACATTTGTGTCTAGCACGAAACGAAGCTCTAGCTTTAGGATTGTTTTTTCTTATCTTCATATTAGGGTCACCAAACATTATCTTTTTGACTTTCCCATTATCCATTACAAAGACTTTAGATTTTTTACGACCATATCCTGGTTCGCCTTTACGAATAGCTGTAGGACTGTTTAATTTAACTTTCATCCCACGATACTCAGCCACTACTTACCTACTGCTTTCATAGCTCTGTTGTGTGCCTGTGTAAAAGTTGCACCCCTACGCATAGAGTTGTGCATATACTGCATATGTTTTTTACTATGATGTTTAGAATGTTTTTTCATTGTATCTTGTTGTCTCTTAGTTAACTTAGATACATCAACACCTTTAATCTTCATAAATTATCTTCTACCTTTTTTCTTTCCAGGTTTCTTTTTCTTCTTCTTGTAACCATACATAAGTTTTAGTTCTCCTAACTATACTATATCTTGTATGAGTGATTATATAAAAGGAAATAAAAATCCTAATTACAAACCCTCTACTTCATATAGTAGTGGAAGAATTTGTTTGAAGGAAACTTGCGACACAGTTATATCTAAATATAACAAGTATAGATATTGTAATAATCACAAACCTAAATCATTTCCTAGAATCAAAGGTAGAAAGCTGCCTGATGGTTTACAAGAACCTAACAAATAGCTTGTTTTAAAATATGTTCGCCTAATTTATAATGCACACAATTTCTAAGTATTTTTCTTTTATCTTTTATTTTGTATTGAGATAAATCTACTTTATGCAATTTTTGCAGTTCTGGTATTTGTGCTGACCTTATCTTGTCAGTTTCTATTTTTATATCTTCAATATCAAAATTAGACCAAAACATATGTCTTTGTAATTTAGTAGCTTGTATTAATGGCTTGTAATAAGGAACTACATTTTCAACTACCCATAACTTGTCAAAATTATATTGCAAAAAAATAATTTCTTCATATAATTTCATATCAGGATATATTGGTTTAACATTCCTATACCTAACACCAATGTTTTGTCTAAAACTACTATGACTAGGACAAGGTGGGCTTGACCATATAAAATCATAGTTTTTAAAATTTTGTAATAAATAATCGTGTGCATCTGCAACTATTACATTATCGTTAGGATATAAATCTTTATATATAGCAGCTATATTTTCATCATATTCAACTGCTGTTATTTTGTGTTTTTCTCCCCAAAGTTTTCTATTACCACCAATTCCTGCATACAAATTTAATATTTTCATATATGCAGCATAACAAGTTTATAGTTTATTAGAGGCGTAAAAAAATTTTTTATTTTGCACACCCTAGACAAGCTAGGGCTATACAGGGAGGAACATGAATAAAGAATCATGTTGTTCTCATAATAACAGAAAATGGCTAATCAGTTGCCTGAAAAACCATTTCCTGAATTATTTAGTGTTTCACATACAGTACTTGTATTATACAGAACCCATGTTATTATTCAACTATAAATATTATTTAGGAGTAAGTAGATACAGGTAAAGAGGGCATCAGGAGCACAAAAGGCTTACCAGGGAAACCTGACCAACTAGAAAGACAAGTAAGCTACCCAAGGTCTAACCAAACTAAGTAATCAGGCAGAATCGCAACTACATTGCATTGGATGCCTGTTATAAAAAACCAGCTAGACTAGACACTATTGAAGAAATGTAAAGAGTGTAAGAATACACTTAAACAGATAGGTAATACTAACCAATATTACTGTAATAGTGCACCCACTAGATGTAGTAGGTCACTAAAAGTACACAATATATAGTATGTTTACTAAACAGTATTTTAATACAGTTTGTCACCTTTAAATAAAGAGTTCCTACATATACAATATATAACCTTTAGATTGACATTTGCATTAGTTTATTTAGTGTTTTGTGTAGTTCTATATGTGTTCTAATTACTTGTTTTATTCTGCTGATTTATTGTTTTCTAATGCTGTGTAATTCTGTTGTGTTGTTGTATGGATATTGGAAAGAATTGACAACCACCCCCCACCATTATTTAAATCCTTGCTGGTAATCTGCTACGCAGATAAAACAATAAAGGAAAGATATTTAAACCCAGCAAAAAAAACTTTATAAATAACTTGCAATAAATAATATCTAGTCTATACTTGTTTACAAGTATTAATTAACTAAGGGAGAGAAATAATGCAAACAGAAGATAAACTTCTCATGGCGATTGCAAGATATAAAAATTGCATAACAACTGAGAAGGAATTTAAACAAGAAATATTTAAGATACTAGGGGAGGAATAATGGATAAACAATATAACTATGGTGAGCCAGAATATTTATGTTGGTGGGAAGATGTAATTGGAGTTTATACAGAAAAAGAATTGTATAAACAGTACAAAAATACAAACTTATTTGATGAGGAAGAGCAAATTGGTTGGGGTGGCTACTCTACTTATGGTCATACTCCAGATTTTGAAACATTCCAAGAAGTTTTGGAATACCTTAGAGAAAATGAAGACTGTATTTTAAATACTAAATTTATATCACACAACATGAACATTGTAAGAGTTATATAAAGATATTAAATCTTTATGCAGGAGTTGGAGGTAATTATTAAATTAATTGACTTCAAGATTGAAAGCACTAACAGGGATAATAAAAGAAGGTTAAGGCAATTTCAAGCTAGTCAAAACCTTCAGATTATGGATTTAGAACAAATCCTAGACAATCTAAAAAATATATCAGATAAATTAACACAAGAGGAGGAATAATGGAAGAAGATTATATTAATTCAATACTTTTCTATGAAGATAGAACAGATAACAGATATGTAAACTCTATGAAAGAGGAGGAATAATGGCGATTAAAACAGAACTAACACAATGGGAATTTACTAGCGAATTTATGAAGGTTAGACCTGACAACTTTTCTTTAAGAGGGTTAGAGGCACTATACCAATACTTTTACGAAGTTAGTGAGGAAATGGGCGAGGATATAGAATTTGACCCCATTGCAATTTGTTGTGAGTTTACTGAATACGATAACTTTAAACAAGTTCTAGAGGATTACAATGTTGATGACATTGAGGAACTTAAAGAACATACAACAGTTATTGAGGTACACGATAGCGAGATATTGATATTACAACAATATTAGTATAACTCCCCTTAGTTATACGATACGAAGGAAAGCCCTCTGCTGCCCCAGGGGGTTTTTCTTTTATATGACTTGACAACAGATGTACACATGGTTTATAATTGTATATAGATATTAACAAGGAGGAATAATGCAGGTATATATATTAATAGGTTGTGTTTT